GATGAGTGCGCGAGTAGAAAAGCTTGCGAGAGCCGTAAGTACAAAGACAGAACTCGAAAAAGAATTATATATTCACGATTTTATCTGTGAAAATATACACTACGATAAACTAAAAAAGCCATATTCGCATGAGATCATCGGCCCACTCGGCCACGGTGTCGGTGTCTGTGATGGTATAGCATACAAACAGATAAAAGAAATAGCGTAGATGTGGGGATTAAAATAGCCGCATAAAACAATTTATACAGGTTTTGTCTAAAATCTCAATGCCTCTTTGGTTATTACTAAATATTCAAAGTAATAGCTAAGGAGGTTTTTTTTTATGATTAAACTTGAGAAACTGGAAAAAGGTGAATTTTTTGAGGATGCTTTTCTTGTATCCTACAGGTACAACAAAGATTATTTAAACAAGATGAGATCACTCAAATACAAAAGGTATGTGCCGGATAAAAAGGCGTGGGAGATCCCCTCAAGTGAGCTTAAGCACTTAGTAGATCTCTTTGGAGTTGATGATATCAATGTGAACGCTAAATATCTGGAGGGCTTAGTTGAGAAAGAAGAGAGTAAGACTGAGGAGGCTCCTGAGGATATCAAGGAACGCTTAAAATATATTAAGCCTATTGTTGACTATCCATTTAAAACAAAGCCTTTCCCTCATCAGATAGAGGCTTTTAACAGGGGATATGAGTGTAAGAATCTTTTACTTGCAGACGATCAAGGACTTGGAAAGACAAAAGAGAGTATTGATATTGCAGTAGCCCGGAAAGGTGAGATAAGTAAATGTCTGATAGTCTGTGGAGTAAACTCAGTAAAATATAACTGGAAAAAAGAGGTATCAGTACACTCAAATGAGAGCTGTGTTGTGATTGATGGAAAGACAGTAGATAAAAGGATCCAACAGATAGATCAGTGGCTCTATGGTAGTCCTTACTTTGGAATTATCAATATAGAGAGCCTGAGAAATGAGAAGATCATGGACAGGATTTATGTGGATTGTAAGGATGATATTATAGGGGCTGTGATTGTGGATGAGATCCATAAAGCTAAAAATGGTATGTGCTCTCAGGGTAGATCTGTGAGACAGCTCAACAGCAAGATCAGGATAGGACTCTCTGGTACTCCAATGAATAAAGCAGAGGATCTCTGGAATATCCTCACATGGCTCAGAGTGGAAAAGAGAAATTACTATCAATTCAAAAATAGATACTGTATCATGGGAGGCTTTAATGGTTACAAGGTAGTTGCTCACAGAAATCTGGATGAACTAAATAAAGAGCTTAATACTGTTATGCTGAGGAGAAAGAAAGAGGAAGTGTTAGACCTCCCTCCGAAAATTTACACTACTGAGTACATTGAGCTTACCAGAAAACAGAGGATCCTCTATAAAGAAATCCGTCAGGGTATCGTGGATAATCTGGAGAATATCCTTGAGATCCCTAACCCTTTGAGCTGTACAGTAAGACTCCGACAGCTTACCGGGGGAGTCTTTGGAGATGATAACCCTAAGTTAGAGAGAGTAAAGGATATGCTGGAAGAAATCACAGAAAGCGGTCATAAGGCTTTAATCTTCTCTCAGTGGGAGCAAGTTACCTCTGTGTATAAAGAAGCCTTAAAAGCCTATAATCCGGCTTATATAGTGGGAGCTGTAGATCCTGAGAACAGACAGAAAGAGGTTGATAGGTTCCAGAATGATCCTACTTGTAAAGTGGCTATAGGAACTATAGGAGCTATGGGAACAGGTCTTACAATGACAGCGGCAAGTTATGTTTTCTTTGTAGATAAACGATACTGGGATGCTGAGAATAAACAGGCTGAGGACAGGGCTCACAGAATTGGAACTACAAATACAGTAAACGTGGTATCTCTGGTAGCCACTAATACAGTAGATGAGGGCATTGAGGAGATGCTGAGGGATAACAAGGCTCTCTTTGACAGAGTAGTTGAGGGTAAAGGATCCCGTGTAGATGTGGGAGAAATTCTCAGAAAGATATTGCAGTATTAAGGCTTTAATGATAAGATATTATATAGGTTTATGCTAATGAGGGATAAATGAGGAATAAAAATAGATCATTGAGGAGGACTGAGGAATGAAAGTTATCAATGGAATAATCCACTATACAGCTACAGAAGTATCTCAGCTCTGTGGAGTATCTACTCAGACTATAAAGCTCTGGAATAAAGCAAGTGAGCAAAGGGAAGAAGCTGGGGAGGGTAGACTGATCCCGGCTCCTCACACTGAGCCAAACGGCTATAAGTATTGGAGTGCTGAGGATACTCAGAAGATTATAGAGTATGCTGGACAATCTCATAAAGAGAGATATGGTAACATGAAGAAAGAGGGCAAATGAGCCCTCTTTTTTTTCTTGTAGGGTAGGACAAAAGTGGGATACCCTAAGACAATTTTGTCCTACCCCTATCTCATTTCTGTCCTACCAAAGATTAATCTATTAAAATATAAAAATAAATCAAAGATTTATTTTAAAGAGGAGTTCAAAAACTTTTCTTTTTTTTTGTCTAAAAATCTTATCAGCTTTCAGTTATTACTCAGTGCAAGGTAAATAAAAGAAAGGAGCTAAGAGCTATATGATTCAATTAAATTTTTTAAATGCTGTAGTAGAGGATAACGGTAACGGGCTTAGAGTAAATGGTAAAGACCTCAACAGTATTATCTCAGCGGCTTTAGGAACTATTAAAAAGATCCCCGGTAGATATGAGTATTTGGGGGAGGAGAATAAGAATAAACCTTTTGAGTCTCAGCTCTGTAATGTTTCAGTGACTATTGATGATATATCAACAGAGATCACAGAGACTATTACTTTTGCTGAGAACGGAAATGTACAGGAGGTTACTCTGGCAGAGTTTGAGAAAGGGTTAGAGGATGAGCACTCTCAGGAAGTTAAACAGGCAGATCCAGAAGAATAAAAAGGAGTTGCCAATGAAAAAGGTTGTTGCCCGAAAAATGGGGTTGACTACAAAAGAGTTAAATAAAAAGTATTTCAAAAAGAATAAGGAGGAAAAGTAATATGTTTAGTGGTATGGGAATGTTTGGAGCTTTTGGTTTTGATCCAGAGGAAGAGACAAAAAAAAAATGAAGAGATGAAACGTGAGGCAGAGCTCAGAAAGAAGTTTGAGGAAAATCTGGACAAGCCTATCACAATTACTCAGCGTCAGTTTACAGAGATCTCAGCTCAGGTATTGACTAATGGTAAATTTATGAGTATGGCTAAAGAAAGTGATCCTCATATGGGAGCTATGCTGGTGTTGGCAGTTACTCCTATTATTGCTAACCTTGCAAAAGAATTATTTGCAAAAGATTTTGAAGAGGAGGAAAAATAATCATGGCAGAGAATAATAACAATAAACCACAGGTAAGAGTAGCCTCTATTGAGGTGGAGTTAGGAATGAGTGTACAGAATAAGGCTGGGATCTGGTGTAAGCCTACAACAAGAATGGTACTTACAGTAGATGGAGGAACATCTCCGGCTCAGAGAGCGGCTATCATCAAACAGGGATTTGATGAGGTATGTGAGAATATTGAGAAGCTGTTAGAGGAGATGTAGGATGAAAGAGGTAAATTGTACAGCACTTTCCTCAGAGGTAGTAGAAGCCATTTATAATAAATCTGATTTATCTCTTGCGGCTAAGGGACTGTTTATTTTGTTATCTTGTGGATTTGAGGATATTGATTTTTCGGATCCTGAATATGTGACAGCTTTTAAGGAGTTACATGATAAGCGTTATCTGAATTTCTCTTTAGGTTGTTAATTAGTTTCTGGGAGGGGTAGCACCCTCCCATTATTTACCGGAGGTGAGGTAGATGAAAATTTCAATAGAGGGGTTCGATCAATCAAGAGCTGTAGAGTTGGGGCTATGCGTGGCTGATATGGTTTTACTCAGATGGTTTGTGGATTTCTCTAATACTGGAGCAATGGAGAAACGAATAATAGACGGAAAGGAGTATTTCTGGATCAGCTACGAATATGTTTTACAGGAGTTGCCTATTTTAAAAATCAGTAAGAAAACTTTATACAGATGCTTTAAGGATCTGGTAGATAAGGGGATTTTGACTCATGCTTTTGTTAAGGATGGAGGGAGCTATTCTTTTTATGGGTTTGGAAAAGGGTTCTTTTCCCTTGTCAGTAGCAGTAGTTTTTCTGGGGCTGTGTTACATACATCTCAAAAGCCTCCAGCGGAAAAGAAACCTGTAAAAAATTCTCTTACCAAAAAAGAGGTTGAAAGCAGAATAGCAGAGAGCTTTACTGGTGAGTCTTTGAGATCTTCTTTTAATGATTTTCTGGCAATGAGGGTAAACATTAAAAAACCTATATCAACCTCAGGAGCTCTTACCAGAATGATTAACCGGGTGAAAAAGCTCTCTGATGGGGACGAGTCTTTAGCTGATAAGATATTAGATCAGAGTATAAGGAATAACTGGCAAGACATTTATCCTCTGAAAGAGGGGTATGTAGGTACAAGTAAGGACTCAAAGATCACAAGTAAACAGTATGATCCGGCTGAGCTTGCAAGGGATGATAAGGGAAACCTGAGAGTATTTTAATTTTGAGGAGAGTATAAAAGCTCTCCTCATTTTTTTTTGTCTAAAAATCAGAGATTAACTGGTTATTACTCAGAAAGAAAGGAGTTGTAAATCTATGAAATGTTATGCAGAGACATATTGCAAGAAAAGAAAAAATGAGTGCAATGAGTTTTGTGACGGGTACAGACTCTTGAGAGCTTTATATAAAATGAGCCGGATCCCGGAGCGGTACTGTTATAATATCCCACTTGTACCAGAGGGGAAAGATCTGGGAGCTTTTGAGGCTCTCAATGATTTTATGAAAAGTGTTGAGGAGAGAGTTGAGAAAGGTGAGGGGCTGTATATCTGGAGTGAGTCCACTGGTAACGGTAAGACCTCATGGGCTTGTAAGATCCTGAGCTACTATTTTCGGAAAGTGGCATTTAAGAGCGGCTTAGAAAATGAGGGGCTGTATATCTATCTCCCTACTTTTCTGGATGATCTTAGACAGAGCTATGATGATTCTGATACAGATTTCTCAGAGCTGTTAGCAATGCTCAAAAACTGTAAGCTCCTGATTATTGATGATATAGGAGCTGAGAAGTCTACAGAGTGGGTAAATGAAAGATTGCTCAGTATCATCAATACCCGGATGATGAAAGGACTCAGTACCATTTATACCTCTAATTGTTCTCTTGATGATATAGGGAAAAGAATGGGGGAGCGGATCAGGAGTCGGATAAGAGGATCCGTTACAGAGATACATTTAACCGGACAGGATAAGAGGGGAGGGGTTAAGTAATGGCTGGTAATGGATTAGTAGAAGAGAGCTATATTTGTAAACTCTTAGAGGGGGGATCTCTTGATACTTTGAAAGAGTCCGGGCTCCGGGATGAGATGTTTTTAACCTGTAAGGATCAGATCCAGTTTATCCAGAAGCATGAGGCAGAGTATAAACAGCTCCCGGATAAAATGATTTTCTTACAGAAATTTAAAGACTTTCAAATGCTGGAAGTAACAGAGAGCATGGACTATTTAGCTGACAGGATAAAGGAGCAATTCCTCTACACTAAGTTAGTCCCTATAGTTCAGGAGGGGGGAAACCTGTTAAGAGAGGACTCCCTGAAAGCCTATGATTATCTGAGAGCGGCATTGGAGACTTTACAGAAAGATAATCCGGTAAGTAAAAACAGAGAGGGTGTAGATATCATCTCCTCAGCTAAAGACAGATTAAGCTCTTACCTGAAAAGGTGTGATATGAAAGGGTTAATGGGTATCCCTACGGGACTCACTCAGTTAGATGATATTACAAATGGATGGTTGTTTGGTGAGGAGCTTGTAATCATCACAGGTAGAACTAATGTGGGTAAATCATGGATAGCTGAGTTTTTCGGTACAGTGGCGTGGGAGGCTGGTTATAAGATCCTCCAGTATTCAGGAGAAATGAGTGTGGAGATGGTAGGTTTTAGATTTGATACACTCCATAAACATTTTTCTAACATGGGACTCCTTAACGGATCCGGGATACTGGGAAAGAAAGAGGGATCAGATGGAGCTAAGCTCTTACAGGATGATTATAAAAATTATATCTCTCAGCTCTCTACAAAGTCAGGCTATGTGATTGTTACTCCTGATGATTTTGGAGGAAGAAAGCCAACAGTAGGAGAACTGGAGACTCTGGCTAAAAAGTTGGGCTCAGATATGATTATCGTAGATCAGCTTTCCCTTATGATGGATCAGAGGAGAGCGGATACTCCCCGTATTGCTTATAACAATATCTCTGAGGATGCTTTTCTGATGAGTAAGAAACTGGGTAAGCCTGTAATCATGCTGGCTCAGGCAAACAGAGAGGCGGTTAAGAATAAAAAGAAAGGTCAGTCTCCAGAGTTACATGATCTGGCTGAGTCTGATGGAGTAGCTCAGAACGCTACCAGAGTAATCTCCCTCTCAGTAATTGATGGAATTTTAAAACTCTCCGTGAAGAAAAACAGATATGGTATCAATAACAAGGATGTAATGGTGATGTGGGATATTAACGCCGGATATATTAAGCCATTACTGGAGAACAAAGAGGGAGAGAAAGGGGAGGCTGAGGATTATGGATTCTGAGAAAAGAGAAAATATAAAATGGAGCCTGTTTTTACTTGGTCTGGTAGCGGCTGTATTTTTCAGTATTATCTTGATGTGTATAGGCTTTTATCATGTGTTCTTTGAAGAACCTCAGGAACCACAGAGCCTCCCTTATGAGGTGATTGTATATGATCGGAGTAACAAGGCTATTATTGATTATGGGGCAGTATGTGAGGTAAAAGATGGGGTATTATATCTCTATGACGCTACAGAGCTGGGGAGGAAAGATGTGAGCCACTTAGTAGAGTAAAATTAAACTTTTGAAGAATTTTAAAATTCTTTGTCTAAATATTCCCCTCTTTTAGGTTATCACTCTATGAGAAGCCTAAGGGAGGTGATTTTAGTTGAGTGATAGATTATGTAGTAAAGATGTAGCTGATCTCATGGAGAAAAGACATGATAACTTGATGAGAACTATCAGAACAGATCTAAAGAACCTTGAAACCCCGGAGAAGTATTATAAAGAGGATACCTACACAGATGGTAAAGGAAAAGTCCGTGAGTGCTTTCAAGTTTCTTTAGATGGCTGTAAGAGGCTCTCTAATAAGCTCAAGGGAGAGTTAAAAGAGGAGTTCCTCATTGCTGTAGGCTTAAAGCTTAAAAACGGTACAGAGGAGCAAAATACGAAGCCTGAGAGCAAACCTGAGAAAGAATATACTCTTGAAGAGGCGGCGGCTGAGTTGGGGATCTCAAGGAGGACTCTGGGAAGAAAGATTGATGCTGGAGAAATCCAGACAGAGAAAAGGGAGTATCAACAGATCCTCATAAAAGAGAGATCCATAGTAACAGAGTCAGCTCTTGAGGCATACAGAAAAAGTCTGGAGGTAGAATAAATGTTTAAGTGGAAATTGAGAGCCTGTAGAGTACAGGCTGGATTGTATCAGAGAGAAGCGGCTAAGGCTCTTGGGATCTCTGAGGTATCCCTTGTAAATTATGAAAAGGGAAAGAGTAGCCCGGACATGGATTTAGGGCAGAAAATGAGTGAGCTCTATGGAGTCCCTATGGATATGATGGACTTTACAAAAGTAGGGAACAGAGTAATAAAGGACTAAAGGAGGATATCAGGAATGAGTAAGGATCTGGATGTTAATAAGCTGATGGATAGTGTAAAAGCTCTCTCAGTAGAGAATGAAAATTTATTGAGTGAGAATGAAAAGTATAAGGCTGAGGTTGCAAAACTGGAGTCCGAGATTAAGGAATATAAGAGAAGCTGTGATGATCTCTATAAGGATAAACATAAGGTAGAGGTTGATTTAGCGGCTGAAAGAGACAAGGCTAATGCTTATCAGAGAGAAAATGAGATACTGATACGAAAAATTGACAGCAGTTTGACAGTAGAAGAACTGTTAAGACACTTATCAAAAGGTGGAGGTAACAGTGTAGTAATTGGGATTAAGTAAAAAGAAAGGAGCCTTACGGCTCCTCTCCCTTAAGCTCAAGTATTCTTTGAGCTATCCCTTTGAGTAGGATTAGATCTTGCTCCTCCAGCTTAACTACTTGTTTAAATAACTCATAAAGTGAGGTATTACTCTCAAGTAGCTTTGCAAGTATCACTGGATCAGATGAGTTAGATTGTTTCTTTTGGTAAGGATCGGACATTAGATCTGTAGTATCAATGTGGAAATAGTTAGCTAACATTTCTATTTTGTCCATTCTTGGAAACATCTTTCCGTTAATCCATTGAGATATTGTGGGGGAGCTGATGTTAAGATCCCTGATTAGATCTTGTTGACGTTTTCCATTGATGCTCATGTAATACTGTAGTGCTTTAGGAAACGCTGATTTAGGATCTGTACTCATATTTTTCACCCCCTCTCTATCAAGGGATGAGTACATTATACAGCAGAACAAAGAAAAAGTAAAGTTAAACAAAGAAAAAGTTTTGCTAAACTTAAATATTTTTATTGACATCTTTGTTTAACTGAGATATTATGTGTGTTGAGGGGCGGTTTACCCCGTACCTCATATTATTTTACCTAAAATTCTTTGTTAAACAAAGATTTAAACAAAGAATTTTAAATAAAAACAAAATAAGGAGGATGCAGAGATGGAATTAACAACACTCTACAAACAGTACAGAGCCGCAAAGATGGCGGCAGATCAGGCGGCAAAAGAAGAGGACAAACTCAAGAAAGCCCTCAAGAAAGCAATGGAAGAAGCCGGGGTTAAAAACTACACGGATGAGGACGGTTTTCTCTTTGAGAGAATCGTACAGAACAGAAAGAGCATGGACGAAAAGGGTGTGCTGGAGAGCCTCAAAGAGAAAGGACTTACTCAGTGTATCAAGACAGTTGAGGCAGTAGATGAGGCTAAGGTACTTGAGGCTATCGAAGCTGGAGAGTATACGGCTGAGGAGCTCCAGAAGTACCTCACAGTCAAAGAGGTTGTGATGTTGAAACTTACAGATCCGGCAAAAGTCAAGAAATGATAACTGTCTGGAATACTCCAATAGCGGCAAGCGTGGAGCAGATCCTCAGGGATCTCAAGCTCATGCTTTTCGCTGAGGGGTTGCTCAGGGATCAGAACAATACCGGATCTGATGTGATGGTTACTTGTCCATTCCACAAGGGAGGGCATGAAAGAAAGCCCTCCTGTGGTGTGAGCCTCAAGGAAAAGATAACGCCGGATAAAACCTATGAGGCTGGTACAGTCCACTGTTACACCTGTGGGTATACCGCTGACCTCCCTACTTTTATCAGTGATCTGTTAGGGATGGGAAACCCTATGGAGGGTTTTAAGTGGCTGGTAGGACATTACAACTACTCAGCAAATGACCGGGAAGAGATTCAGTTTAATTTCTTCCGGGGAACTGATGAGGGACAGGTAGCCGCTATGGATGAGGGAGAAGTTGAGGAGTATCACAAGAACCTTTTGAGGAGTTCAAAAGCTCAGAACTATCTCAGGGGGAGATGTATAAGCCGGGATGTGATGGAGATTTACAACTTAGGTTTTGATCCAGCGGATGAGGTGGTGTTATTCCCGGTCTACTCAAGAAAGGGAGATGTGCTCTTTTACAAGAGCCGCTCACTGGTGGGAAAGCACTTCTTTAATGCAAAGGACATAGACAAGACCGCCGCTGTTTACGGACTCTATCAGACCTTGGAGGCAAAGATCCCGGACAGTACAGAGATCTGGTTAGTGGAAAGTGAGATAGATGCTCTGAGCCTTGTTTCTAAAGGTATTTTAGCGTGGGCTTTCATGGGATCGGATATCTCAGAAAAGCAGATTAAGGAAATGTGTCAGAGCCCTTATAGGAGATTTGTCATAGCTACAGACAATGACGAAGCCGGGAGGAAAGCGGCAAGACGGATAAAAGACAAGCTCATACCTTTAGGCTTTCGCTTTTTTAATCTCAAGTGGCTTACAGATCTCAAGGATGTAAATGAGCTGATTCAGAATTATGGGGATGATTTTGAGGATTATCTCCACAGGTATTAAACAGGAGGAAAACAGGATGAGAACAGGATTATATAAAAGATTAAGCAATGAGGAACTGGTAGAACTGTACAAGGCTGGAGAGTCTGATGCTTTTGAGGCATTACTTAAAAACACTGAGGGACTGAGAGCTTCTTTAGCTCAGAGATACTTAAACATTCCGGGTAGTGAGTTTGAGGATCTGATGAGTGAGGGAGCTATAGAGATGCTCTCAGTTATCCAGAATTTTGACAGCAAAAACTACAGCTCCTCTTTTAGTACGTTTTTGTACTCAGCTATCTCCCGTCATTATAACGATATGTTTACAGCGGCGGTTTGTGAAAAAAGAAATCCGGGCTGTTTTGTACAGAGTTATGAACAGGTTAATTCCAACTCAGAATATGAGGAAGATGGGGACAGCTTAGGATCATCTGAGTTTTCTGTAGAGTGTGAAGATTACAGCATGGTAGAGATCAGAGATCTCTTGAGTAGACTCAAGCTCTCAGATAAGGAGAGAGTAGTGGTTAATCTTCTCATGGCTGGAAATAGCAAGCCGGACATTGCCCGGAGGCTTGGAGTAAAGACTCCCTCTGTACATAGCTATGTAAAACGCATTGCAACAAAGATAAATTTATCCGGGGCTTATGCCTAAAAACATCCCTCCTCTCTGGTTAATACTATTTGAAACAAGACAACAGGAGAGGAGGTAACACACATGAGAAAGCGTTTAAATGTTTTACTGGCACTGGTTACGGGAAAGGCTATTGTGATTGCTCAAAGTCCTGAGGAAAAAGTAGCGGATGTGTTAGTAGGAAAGAATGTTTCTAAAAAGTATGCAGTCAGTAGCCTGTATAGCACTTTAAAGGCTATGGCACTGTAAATATAAAAAAAAACAAAAACAGGAGGATACAGGAACAATGGGAAAATCATTAGGAGAGTTAATCAATAAGTATGAGAGTCAGGGCTTTTCAAAAGCTGGTTGGTTTTCACTGAAAGATGATGGAGACTCAGCAACAGTCAGAATGTTACATAAGGGAGCTATCGGTACTGAGCCGGACGGATCCCCTAAGTATGATCTGGATGTATTTGAGGTACATAAGCTGGATGTGGATGGATCAGGAAGAGACAGAACTGTACTTTGCAAAGGAGAGGGCTGTGAGCTCTGTAAAGCTGGTATTAAGTCACAGCTTAGAATGTTCTTACAGATGGTTAATCTTGATGAGAAAGATAAAGAGAAACAGCTCCAGCTCTGGGAGAGAGGTATCACAGACATTAAGCAGATCTTAGGTATCATTGAGGAGTATGGAGATCTCAACGCAAGAGACATTAAGATTAAAAGATCCGGGGCTAAGGGTAGCATGAAAACTACTTATCAGTATTTCCCTAAAGATAAGACTGAGAGAGAGTTACCGGAAAAGCAGAACCTTGTAGGCTCCCTGATCTTAGACTTATCTCCTGAGGATCAGATCAAGGCTATTGAGGGCAGACTGGAAGTAAAGAAGAATAACAACAATGAGGGCGGCGGCTCATCTGATGGAGCCGGAGACAGTACCAGAGTATTTTAAGCTGATGGGAGTGAGGCGGTAAAGTTTCACTCCCATTTTTATAACAGGAGGAAACAGGATGGACAGAAAAGGACTGGAAATAAATATGAGCCGGGAAGAGGTCGGAATGGATGATATCAGTAAAAGACTGGTACATAATAAAGTGTGTAATGTAACAGTAAAGAGAAATAAGAATAAGCTGGAGAACGCTCTTGCAGTTATTCATGAGCTTGTAAAATCTGGCAGACTCCACGCAGAGGGAGAGGTTGAAACTATCAGGACTCCAGAGAGATTAAAGGAGTACATGGATCACTGTAAGCAGTCTGGAGAGTATGTATTGGACGTAGAGACAACAGGGTTAGATATTTACAATGATATCCTTGTGGGTATCTGTTTATACACTCCGGGAGAGACAAGTGCTTATGTTCCATTTAATCACACAGATCTCCAGAATGTAAGAGTTGCGGATCAGATGAGTGAGGAGCAAGTGAGGGATATAATGATCCCTTATTTACAGGATCAGGAGCTTAGATGTATTAACCACAATATCAAGTTTGATAATAAGAAACTGGCGTGGGATTGGAAACAGGTCATAGTAAATATTTACTGGGATACTCAGATAGCTGGTAATGTGTTAAATGAAAATGAGCCTCATAAATTGAAACCAATGTATAACAAGTATATCCTCCACGGTAAGGGATCCGGTGAGGATTATAAGGATTTGTTTGATGGGATTCCGTTTAATTATGTGCCGATTGACATAGCTACTGTCTATGGTGCGAATGATGGTTTTAAGACTTATGCCCTGTATAAGTTTCAGGCTCAGTATCTTAGAGAAGATCATCCCCGTGAGGACTTTAGAAAAATGTATTATGTTTTCCGTGAGGTAGAGATGCCTCTGATCCCACTCTGTACAGACATGGAAATGAGAGGGGTAGAGATTAGAGAGGATTTTGCTAAGGAGCTGTCAGAGGATTTTAACAAGGAACTGGTAGAGGTAGAGGCTAAGTGTGATGCTTATGTGGAACAGTTCAAACAATATATACTGGATCACAATAACCTGATGAGACTCACAAAGGGTACTTGTAAGATTAACTATAGTAGTCCTCAACAGGTGGCGGCTTTATTCTATGATATTTTCAAGCTGAAAAGTGTAAGCCGTAAAGAGCCACGGGGGACAGGAGATAAGATCATACAGAAATTTCTCAGTACAGCGAAAAAGAAAGATACAAAGAAATCAAGAGAGTTTGCTGAGTTTCTGGAGAATTATCAGAGATTTAAGGAAATCAAAAAGCTGTTAGGAACCTATGTGGATAAGATCCCTCAGGTGAAAGAGCCTAAGATCAATGCAGTATATACCACCTATAACCAGTACGGGGCAAAGACGGGAAGATTTTCAAGCTCTGATACAGTAAGTAAAATCAATCTCCAGAATATCCCGTCAAAGGAGAAGAGGATCAGGAAGATCTTTAAAGCCCGTGATGGGTATAAGCTGGTGGGTGGAGACTTCTCACAGATTGAGCCCCGTGTACTGGCTTTCCTGTCAGGTGATGAGAGTATGATTAACGCATACAAAGAGGGGAAAGATCTTTATGCTATCATGGGATCTCAGGTGTATCAGTTACCTTATGAGGATTGTAGAGAGTTTTATCCTGATGGAACTGTAAACGCTGAGGGTAAACACAGACGTACAACTATGAAGAGTGTACTCTTAGGTATCATGTATGAGCGTGGAGCTACAGCTATTGGAGAACAGTTTAATAAGAGTGCTGAGTGGGCTCAGCAGTTGATTGATAACTTTTACAAGAGCTTTCCTAAGATTAACCAGTACCGCCTTAAGATTGAAAATATGGCTGAGACTTATGGTTATGTAACTACTATCACAGGAAGAAAAAGAAGATTGCCGGATATGCAGTTAGAGGATAAAGATGATTACAGATATCAGGAGGCTCACAGACAGAGCCTTAACTCAGTAATACAGGGATCCTCAGCGGATATCATGAAACTCTCCATGATTGCTATTTACAATGATCCACGGTACAAGGCTCTGGATTGTCACATGATTATTACCGTACATGATGAGTTAATCATGGAAGTACCTGAGGAGCATATTAAAGAGGGAGTTGAGCTCTTAGTAGGAACCATGAAGAGAGTAGGACATAGCCTGATTGATCTCCCTATGAGTGTGGATGCTGAGGTTAATGATTACTGGTATGGTGAGAATTTAGCTGAGAAATACGGGGTATAAGTATGAGCAAAAAAAAAATAGAGTGGGTATCTTGTGAGGAGGATACCCCTCTTGTAACTGGGAGCTTTCAGTATTGCTCAGACAATGTAATAGGGCTTACAGAGTCCGGGAAAGAGCTGGAAGTGTTTTATAACTACAGAAATGATTTGTGGTATAGCTGGGATACCAGTAAACCATGTACAGAAAATATTGTGAAATGGAGGAGTAAGTAATGAGTATGTTAGAATGGGCTAAGGATGAGGTAGCTATTGCAATTAAGAGAGAAAGAGGAGATAAGCCTGAGGGTGAGTGGGATTATGGTTGTGCTTGCTATGACAGTGCTATGAGAGCTTTTGAGAGCCTCTTAGGTGACGGTCATAGCGGTATGAGTATTGGAATTACTAAGAACATCCTTAACCGCTTGATTGATGGAAAGCCTCTTACTCCTATTGAGGATACAGAGGAGGTATGGGGAAAGCCCCGTATTGATAGCAGAGATAAAAGTAAACAGTATCAGTGTAAGAGAATGAGTAGTCTGTTTAAGAGAGTTGCTCAGGATGGATCAGTAACTTACAGTGATATAAATAGGTATTACTGTACAAATGAGGAGAACCCTCATGTAAGTTGGCACAATGGTTTTGTAGCAAAGATTTATGATGAGATGTATCCACTGACTCTTCCTTATATGCCTAACAGTAGACCGGATGTTATTGTATGTGATGAGCTTTTGACAGATCGTAAAAATGGTGACTTTGATACAATAGCTATTTTATACATAAAGAAAGCAGACGGGGAAAGAGTTGAGGTAAACAGATACTTTAAAGAGAATGAGGTATCATTTACAGAGATCTCTCCTGAGGAGTATAAGGAGAGACAGAGATTACAGGAGGAGCGGATCAAGAGTGAAGCTGAAAAGTAATAGATTTGCAATAATCCCGGTTATGTGTTCTCATTGTAAAAGATATGTCTGGATGGAGCCTTATAGATCTGGAGAAACATGGAACAGGTTTATAGATCGGTTTGTAAAGATCCGGCTCTGTAATGAGTGTGTTGGGAGATATGGAGTAGGAGGCACTGATGAAAAGAGTAATAATTGATATACCGGATGAGTACGCCGGAGCGGTAAGTGTAACAGCTATAGGAGTAGGTCAGGTAGGAATGAGATCAGAAACTCATATAAAAACCACTGTAATTGTGCTGGAGGGAGAATGTACAGAGATAAAACTGGAGGCTGAGGAAAGGGATGTTTAGTACAGATAATTTACAGGCTGGAGATAATGTTGTAGTAGTTATCAGTGATAGTTTCTCAGGAATTGTAAAGTATATAGGTACAGTTATAAAGAAAACTCCCTCAGGGATGGTAGATGTTAGGTGTTGTGGTATCATTTCCAGATATAAAAGAGATGGGGATGAGTATGGTAAGAGAGATCCGTATAGTAGGCGGCGAAAGTATCTGATAGAATCTACAGAGGAAGAACAGAAGAAAATAGCTTTACAGAGAAAGAGATCTCAGATGGAGGCATATCTTAAAGATTATAAATATGCTGATCTTAGTTATGAAGATCTGGAAAATGTTTGTAAGATGCTGGAGGCATTAAAGGAAAAGAGCTCATAAGGGCTCTTTTTTTTTGTCTAAATTTCTTTCCAGATCTGGTTATTACTCAGTGAATATAAAAAAGGAGGATACAGGATCATGGGATTATCAAGTTTAATCAAGGTAGCTCAGGGAAAGAACGCCGCTAACGTATCCTTTGAGGACGCTTTTCTTAAAGGGTATGAGGCGGCGGTAGTTAAGTATGAGGAAGAACATAAACAGCCTATCCCGGCTGATTATTTCCGTCCCTCTTCTATGTATGGGTGTGAGAGGATGCTTTATTTTATGAGGACGGGAGAGGAACAGGATAAGGAGGAGCATGATATAAACCTTATGGAGATTTGTCACTCCGGGACAGATAGACATTTACGGATCCAGCACCTTGTAGAGTCTATGGAGGGAGTAAAAACTCTGGATCTGGAGGAGATGGTAAAAGAGGCTCAGGCAAAAGGGGTAAACACAGATTTTGTAGGATGGAATGAAGATCATACAGAGGCAAGGTGTAAAAATGATGAGCTGAGTATCTGGTTCCAGCCGGACGGAGTTTTAAATTTCATGGGTAAAGATGTGATCTTAGAGATTAAAACAGAAAGCACTTACCAGCACTCTAAGAGATATGAGCCTAAGATGGATCACAAGTATCAGGCTACTTGTTACGGGTTGGGGTTAGGAATTGATTACATACTTTTCTTTTATGAGGATCGTAATTTCTGTAGTAAAAAGCCTTACCTCTGGAAGATCACAGATGAGATGAAAGATGAGGTAATAAGAAAGATACACCGTGTAAACTCTTATTTGCACCGTAGAGAGGCTCCTCCGGCTGATAAGGATAAATGTACTTATTGCAGATATAAAGAGGCGTGTAAGCGGCTTGAGAATGCTCAGAGAGAAAGAGAGATAGCTGATACATATATTCCTCCTGTAGGTGAGGAGGGGTGGTTTAATGGCTGAGAGAAAGAAGAATATGGGAAAGGTCTTTGAGAAAGAGTTTAAGGATAGCGTCCCGGCTGATTGCTTTCTTGAAAGATACAAAGATGATACCAGCGGTTTTTATGGAGTAAGTAATCCGGCAGACTTCCGGTTATATAAATTTCCTGTACTGATTCTCTTAGAGCTTAAGACACACAAAGGTAAGAGCCTCCCTCTGGCAAAAATCAGAGAGAGTCAGCTAAAGGGAATGATAAAGGCTGTAAATTATCTGGGAGTCTATGGGGGATATATGGTAAACTTCCGGGATCTGGAGGAGACATATTTTCTCTCTGTAGGATATGTGGAGAATTTTGTAAAAGCTGGAGAGAGAAAGAGTATCCCTATAGAGTTCTTTAGAGAGCATGGTATCAGGATCCCGTCAGAGAAGAAAAGAACCCTGTACAGATATGACCTGAGCTCATGGCTTAAAAGATATGAGTTAAGTGTGGAGGTGAGATAGGTGGGAGTGTTAATGGATATTAGTCAGGTTGGAAAGCATTGTGAGACAAAGGCAGACAGTACCCTTAATAACATGAAGAAAGCGGATCTGATCCAGTATATAAGAACCTTAGAGCATAATTACAATGTTGCTGTAGATTTTAACATCCAGCAAGTGAAAAACTTTCAGAGGATGGAGGACAGGATTGTAAAAGAGCTGGAGGGGTGCAGTATTGTAATGTCTACTGAGAGTGTCCCTCACAGATATTTTAAGGCGGTAAGCGTAAAGAGAGCCGTGGACATTGTGAGGAGAGGAGGAGTATCTCATGGGAGTAAATAAGACGGTAGTTACAAAGTGGTTAGAGGATAGTGGATTTACTAAGTGGGCTGTATGTAGAAATGGTTACAATACAGAGGATCAGTATATAGACGAGGATGGTATTAACATCTGGATTAACTGGGAGTCTGGTAACTTCCGTTTTGCGTGGGTGATTCCTCATACAGTGTTTAAAATTGTAAGCGGTGATATGTCTCCTGTATGGAGATTGGATCATCTGGAGAAGATGTATAACAAATTTTTACGGGAGGTTACAGTTCATGGCAAGTAGTGAGAAGCTCAAAAAGCTGATTGAAGAAGTCCGGGAGGAGAGTTCTGTAGCTGTACAGTTCAGTGAGAAACTTACAAAAGAGTACAGTGAGGATCTTGATAACGCTATTAAGGAGCTGGAGGTTATCATGGACAGCATTGGAGAGAGCTCTATTGAGGATATACCAGATACACAGCTTGAGTATTACTGTGTAAAGATCCCGGCTCTTATGTATAGAGCTGGGGTGAAGCTGGAAGAGTTTGGACTCATGGCAGATATAAGCTCCAGTCAGAAAAGACAGGAATACAATGAGGCAATGTTAAAGGTATCTGGGACAGTACAGGAGAGAAAGGCAAGAGTAGAACAGCTCACAGAGGATAAGGCTCTTGTAGAGGTCATTTATAAGAGAACCTATAATAGTCTGAGAGGAAAGCTGGATATGGCTGAGAAGATGTACAGCGGATTAAAGAAAGCCTTATCTAAGAGAATCTCAGAGAGTGATCTGGACAGGTTCAGTAAAGACAGTTATGTGAGGAGAAATGAGGAGGATTAAATGGTAGTAGATATTTTGGGAACTGAGTATACAGTAACAAGAAATACCTCAGCTATTGAGGATATGGGGGCTGATGGAATCTGTCAGCCTTATGATAAGAAAATCATTTATAGAGAGCTGAAAGATTTCTTAGGTAAAGATGATAGCTTAACAGCAAAGAGAGTAAGGAGAGATCAGGTTATCCGGCATGAGGTTATTCATGCTTTCTTTGCTGAGAGTGGTCTGATTGAGTATGGAAATGATGAGGTACTTGTGGACTGGATGGCTAAGCAGTTACCAAAGATTCAGGAGACAGTAGAGAAGATTATAAAAGTAGATTATTTTGAGGAGGGTTAATCATGGATGTTAAGAAATATGAGGTACTGGATGAGACTGGCTGTGTAATTGCTACAGGAATGAGTTTAATAACGGCTTTAATGGTAATGGAGGCATTCTGTGGAAAGTATTATCAGGAGCGTATAGAGCTGACGTTAAAAGAGCTGGATAGAACAGAGGAGAATGTAAGTGAAAGATAAGAGAGATTTCATGGATAAAACAAATTCATTTCTTGAGGAGATGGAAAAAGCCGGGATCAGTATATCTAATCAGGATGGGGAAACGGCTGTGATCTGTGAGGATTGTGTAGCAGTAATAAGTAAATCAGGAGATAAGGTAGCAGTTGACTTTGTAAATCAGATAGAGCGGCTGGACTACAGAGTAGGATTTACTGAGAAAGATGTGGAGGATTTTATGATCCTTGAGGATCTTATGGGAGGTGCTGATAATGTCTGAGATTGATGATCTGGTAGCAAGCGTAAATAAGAAGTATAAAACAAACATTGTGAGAAAAGCCTCTGAGCTCAAGAGTGTGGAGTTTATCCCGTATACTTCCCCTAAAATGAATTATCTCACAAGAGGAGGAGTCCCGGTAGGGAGAATGATAGAGCTTGTAGGACTCCCTCAGAGCGGTAAAACTACTACAGCTCTGGACATTATCTCTAATTTCCAGAAAAAGTATCCTGATAAATACTGTGTGTATCTGGATGCCGAGAATACCATAGATAAAGAATGGGGGGAGGCTCTGGGAGTAGATTGGAGTAAGGTTATCCTGATCCAGCCGGAGAGTGAATATGGAGAGGAGCTCTTGGATATGCTCTTAGATTATATCAAGTCTGGTAAGGTAGGCTTAGCAGTCTTAGACAGTGCTCCTTTTATCGTACCTAAGGCAGTACAGGAGAAAGGGCTGGATGAGAAAAGCTATGGAGGTAACAGTGCTCTTATGAAAGCCTTTTGTGATAAGGCTGTACCTCTTTGTAAGAAAGCTGAGTGTACTTTCCTGATGATTAACCAGCTCAGGGAGAATATAGGAAATATGTACAAGCCGTATAAAATCCCTTGCGGTACAGCAATAGCTCACGCTTGCTCACAGATCTTGTGGTTTACAAAGGGATCCTTACTTGATGAGAAAGGTGAGGAGAAAAGTAGTACATATTCGGATCCGGTAGGAAATGTGGTAAATGTCCGGGTAGAAAAGAATAAGGTCACAAAAAATGACAGGAGACTGGACAGCTACACTCTTAACTATTTCCGTGGAGTGGATGATGGTACAGATACTATTGATCTGGGAATAAAGCTGGGAGTTATTGAACAGTCTAACTCATGGTTTAAGGTTCCTGTTAGTGATGGGTCAGAGAAAAAGCTACAGGGCAGAGCCGGAGTAATCAATTATTTTTACAATGATCTGGATGAGTTTGATTGGTTAAAGGCTAAAGTAAATGAGGTGGCTATACAATGAGGGTAAAAGACCTGATAAATAAACTTTCTAAGTATGAGGATTTTGAGCTTGAGTTTGTGTTTGTAGATGCTTTACAGGAACGCTATACATTGAGATCTTTCAAGGTTGATGAGATAACAGATATAGGTCATTCTGATAAAGTGATCCTGTTATCTGGAAAAGAGAATGAGTAGCTGTAATTTGAGGAGCTGAGAGGCTCCTCTTTTGTTTGGGATAAAAAGAAAGTTTTAAAAACCTATATAATATCTATTGACATATTAACTAAAAGGTGTATAATATCTCTTGTAAGGAGCAATATAAAAAAAATCGGAGGTAAGAGATATGAGATATAAAAATAGTGATGATAACAGATACAGAGTACAGTTTATGAGATCTACAGAGGAGCTCATGGATCAGCTTACAGTTAAAGAGTTTATCTCTTATCTGGAAGAAAACGCAGAGTTTGAGGATTATACAGTAGAGTACATTGATAAGAAATGTGTGAACTGTAAAGCCTATGATCTGAAAGAAGCTGACAGCAATTTACATAAAGAGTTCTTAGTAACAGAGGACGGTAGAGTATTTTACTGGAGATCATTAAATTGTAAGGTTGAGTTAGTAGACCGGGAGGAAGAGATGGAAATTAAAAGATTAAAAAATGCTAAGTTTGGTACAAAGGAGCTCCATGTAGTTGTTACAGGTTGGGCTTTCTATGTAAAAGGTAAGGGCTATGTAGCTTACAGCTCTGACAGAGATAAATATGGTATCTTAGCCCCTTATATTCCTTGTGGAGGGAAAAGAGCTTTACAGGCTATCTTAAATGCCGGAGGATTTACCAGTTTTGAGGGTATGGAGTATGTAAAGGAGTTGGGATCCTGAGGGCGCCCGGAAAGGTGGAAGTTATGGCAATACATAAAATTGAAAAACACTTGTATGAAAGAGCAAACCATACAGTGAGAGAAATGTATAGAGTTTTCCGTTATGAAAATGTGCAGATATATAATGAAAAGACACCCTCACAGTTGACAAAAAGAGAAAAAGAAGCATTTAAAACAGTAGGAAAAACAGTATATCATTTTTAATGGAGGTAGGTTAGAGCTATGGCAGTAATGAGTATGAGACAGGTAGTAAGTGCAGTAAATGACAAAACACAGGTGAGAATTTATAAAGGAAAATCCCTTGTAACTAAGGGAAATTGGTATCAGGATAACATTTTACATTATATCAAAGAGCCTTTAGTAGAGGCTGATCTGGACGCTGTAAGTAACGTGTGTAAGGTACATTTGATGGATTATAAGGAGGCAGACTTATGTTAGAGAAGAAGATCAGACGGTATAAGTTAATGGATGCTCATAGAGAGCTTGTAAGAACTGGTAAGCTGTATGAGGCTTACTTAGTTCTGGAGCTTCTGAGAAAGGGAAAACTTAAGTTATACTTAGGTGAAGCAGATTGGAACGTAGAAAAGTTATGTGAGGATCTGGGTTGTAAATTTGGTTATAATAGTCGGGGATACACAGCAATGGTTTATATTTAAACTGTAGAGATTTATGGTATAATGAGAAAAAAAAGACAGAGAGGTTTTTGTATGAGAATAGCTGAGGCAAGAAAGTTAAAAGAGGGGGACATTGTTATAACTCCTCATGGTTTTCCTTTAACAGTGTGTTCTATTAGTGAGTTTAATTCTCCTCTTGGTAGAAACACTATTGTTTATGTAAAAGGTAAGACTGATAATGGTGGGTTGATGAAATTTAGTCACAAAGAGTTGAAATTGGAGGAGAGTCATGAGAATAGATGAAAGAGAGGAACTGTATAAGAAAATCTATAAAGACAGTCTGGCTATAGATCCTGTAGTAAACCTGATGAATAAAACAGACTGGGTAACAGGAGATCCTTTTGAGAAACTGGAGGCACTGAGAGAGCTTAACACAGATCTCTCAGACCTCTATCAAGTATCAATTCCAGTTATAACAGTCTGGGTAAGAGATGATAACTATGTACAGGCTACAGGAGAGATCTATCTTACTGAGCCTGATCTTGAGAGTTTCTTACATCAATTCAGACATCATTTACAGAACATAGAGCGGCGGTATGAACGGCGTGGGCTGACCGCTGAGGGAGCCGGGAGAGAATACTGGAGAGTACCATATCAGGACTGTATATATAGAATGTATGGAGAGGATGATAGTAGGGCGTGGGCTCGTTTTGTGATTGATACGGCGGTAAATAAGTAGTATAATGAGGAATATATTGAGGGATATACAGGAGGTATAATTTATGAGTAAGAAAATTTTAGCTGTAGTGTTATCAGTAGCGTTAAGTGTGCCTTTTGGTACTACAGTAATGGCTCAGGAAGATAACTCAAAAAGAATTGCAGAGATTGAGGCTCAGATTGCAGAATTACAGGCAGAGCTAAAGGAACTGAAAGGGGAAGAGGCTGAGAATGGGGTATTGTATCAGGATGATCTCTTAACTATTACCTATGATGGAATGAAAGAGAGCAATATGGGATACAAGGTTAATTTTGTGATAGAAAATACCTCAGATCAGAAACTCACAGTACAGGTTAGAGATACGTCCATTAACGGGATTATGATAGATCCTATGTGTTCTATAGAGGTTGCTCCGGGAAAGAAAGCTAAGGACGGTTTTACAGTCTTTGGGGAAGATGCTGAGGAAAATCCTATGGATGATGTAGAAAATATAGAGACAAAATTCCACATAATCAAGGGTGATGGATTTTCAGATTACATAGATACAGACAATATTGTAATTAAATAATAGTGAGAAATTTAGGAAGATTTTTAGAGATCTTCCTTTTTTTTTGTCTAAAAGTTGGGAAGATTCTGGTTACTACTCTATGAGAAAGGAGTTGAGGCAGTAAATGAGAGCTCATTTGAGTGATGGACATTTATACTCAGGAGACAAGGTAAGAAAGCTACAGGCTAAACACTATTTTCTGATAGATACGGGAGCCGGAGAAAAGGTTTTTCTATATCTGTATGATGCTGAGCGTTATTGTATGGATCATAAGCTAAATCCTGATGAGGTTATTAAGTCAGGAGATCCTGAGACATGGCTCAGAGCGGTAAAGCTGGCACAGGTAAAAGCCACAACATTAAAAGAACAGGGTGAGAGACTGAAAAAGCTCATGGATGAGGCAGACCGGGAGATTGATAGACTGGTAATTATCAGAGATAAACATGAGGAAACTCAGCTAAGAAATTTTGACAGAGAGTTTGATATTGAACAAGTGAGAAATGCAGTAGCTAAGAGATCCGGGCTGTATGCGGCTTATAAGGATACAATGGACAGACATTTTTACTTTAATCAGATTGTACTCTTAGCAAGAAAGCCGTGAGGAGGTGATAGATATGAGCGTGAATGGTAGATTTAATAACACTGACTGTTTACCAGTAACCGGGAAAGACGGGAAAACTCAGTGGATTTTTAAGTTAGAGGATCTTAAGGAGGTAGTTCCTGAGGATGTGTATGAGGCTATAGAGGGATTTACTGAGGCGGTAAAGGATGAGGCTGTAGATGAGTTTCTGGAGAACTGGGAGAAAGAGGCAGAGGTAGCCGCTGATGGGTATTTATTACTCCTTAGAACTACCAGAGAGGATCTGGAGGATGTTATCAGTAAAGGAGAGGCTGGACTGGGTAAAAAGGAGATCCTGATTAAGTTAAAGCGGATCCGTCAAAATATAAATAATAACTTGTAGGAGGTACAAGATGAGAGACTGTAGTGAATGCTGTAGTGATAAAACAAATTGCGATAGATGTAGAGATAATCCTAAGTATTCAGATTATCCTACAAGTTCTTATTTTTCTAAATATAAACCAGTATGTCCACAGGGGTATACTGATTGTGTATGTGATCCGGCTTATCTTAAGTGTTATCATCCACTGTATTATAAAAATACTTATGGAGATTTAACGCCTGAGGAAGTAGCTAAAAAGAATTGTTCTATAGATGATGATTATTGTTATGATGATGAGGATAAGTAGGAGGGTATGAGATGAGAGCAAGAGTGATTGTTACAAAGAAATGTAACCGGAAGTGTAAGGGATGCTGTAATGAAAGACTGGGCTTAATTGATAAGGTGAGCTTTGAGGATCTTTTCAAGTATGAGGAGATTTGTATTACCGGAGGAGAGCCTATGTTAATGTCTGAGCGTGTAGTGGAAATGATCCACAGATTACGCTTACAGGGGTATACAGGTAAGATTTGGCTTTATACAGCAAGTAGCAGAAAGTTAAAAAGCTACTGGGCTTGTAAGATGCTGATTGATGCTGTGGACGGTATTACTTATACAATTCATCATGGAAAGATGGAGACAGTAAAGAGGGATCTTACTGATCTGAGACATTTAGATACATACCTGAAAGAGTCTGGCAGATCCGGTAAATCAGACAGATTATACATTGATAGCCGGGTTTTTAATCAGGATTATGTGGACAGTCTGGGATATAGCTGGGATGTGATTAAGTCTCTTAAGTGGAGTATGGATGATTGTCCATTACCTGAGGGAGAGGAGCTTGTATATTATGATCTGGAGGCTGAGGGATAATGAGGTATCATAACATAACTAAGGACGATATGTTAAACGGGGACGGCTTAAGAGCTGTCCTCTGGTTAGCCGGATGTGAACATCATTGTAAAGGCTGTCAGAATCCTATTACATGGGATCCTAAGGGCGGTATAGAGTTTGATGAGGTGGCAAAGGCTGAGTTATTTGAGCTGTTAGAGAAAGACTATATCTTAGGTATAACATTTTCTGGAGGAGATCCTTTAGCTCCTTACAATGCTCCTGAGGTAGGAAAGCTCATTGAGGAGATAAAAGGGAAGTATCCGGGGAAAACAATCTGGATTTATACAGGGTATATGTGGGAGGAAATCTTGTGGTTATATCCTGAGATCCTGAAAAAGATTGATGTGCTGGTAGATGGTGAGTATGTGGAATATCTTAGAGATACCTCTCTGAGATGGGTTGGATCAGCGAACCAGAGAGTTATTGATGTACAGGAAAGTTTAAAAGGAGGTAAAGCGGTAGCATGGGGAGAGCTGAAAGACGTAGAGAGTTAAAGAAAAATGAAAAACTGAAAAAGCCACCTGTTTATAATTATACTCCTGAGTCTCTGATGGGACAGCTTAAGTATGAGGCTAATAAGGAATTTCAGGACAAGGTGAAAAAGATAAAAGCTGAGGTGTATGATGATGCTGTAAATGCCTCTATGATGTTATTACTTACCTTACCTTGTCAGGTGCTAATGGATCATTTCTGGCAGAAAAGCAGTAGTAAAAATATTCCTAAGTTTCTTGATTTGGTTCTTGATTACTATGGACGCTGGCAGAATGGGGAGCTTGACATGGGAAAACTCAAGAAAGATCTTTGGGAGATTGGTGGGATCAGGATGGAGGAAGATGTGAAAGGCTATAAAAATCAGGCAGAGATTGACAAAGTAACTCAGGAGATCCAGACAGTACAGAAAGATCTTACAATTACGCGAGTTACCGCCGGGGATGATATGGTAGCTCTCTCAGTAGGCTTAAGTGTTATGGAGAAAGGTAACAAGGCTATCATTGAGGGGCTAAAGGCTTTAGGGTTCCGGCAGATCAGAAGAGAGAAAGTAACTGAGAGATGTGTAAAACCTGAGTATCAGGGATATAAGTACAGAGTAATTCTGGAGAAAGATTTACAGGAGGCTGAGGAATGAAAAGAGGAGAATACTACAGAGGCAGAAACGGGAGAAAGTACGGGATCTGGAATACAGCAAAGAAATGTTTTCAGTTTGGAATTGCTGAGGATACCCCTATGTTAGCTGAGGCAAGACTCTTTTATATGATTGGTGATGATGCTCGTAAGTGGAGATTTACAGCAAAAGCAATACCTGTGGAAGAGGTGGGAAAGCATGAACACAAGAAAGCTGAGTGATAAACAGGAGAAAAGGCTTGCAAGGAATATAGGAGGGAGACAGGTGATAGGATCCGGCTCTACTCCTTTCCTGAAAGGGGATGTAATTACCTCAGATCTCTTTATAGAGGCAAAGACAAAGGCAGTAGAGAGTAAATCTATCTCAGTTAAAAAAGCATGGTTAGAAAAGGCTCAGGAGCAAGCCTACAGCATGAGAAAGAAAGACTATGCTTTAGCTATCTCTTTTGGAGATGGAAAAGATTACTATGTAATTGAGGATAGTCTTATGGAAGATCTGTATAAGTGTAGAGTGGCTCTGGAGGCTGTAATTGACTCTCTGGGAGGCTTAGAGGATCCATTGGTAGATTTACCAGATTTAAAAGCAAAAGGAGTAAGAAATCTGATAAGGAGGAAACTGGGAGAATGAAAGTAAAGTATGCCATTTATCAGGGAAAAGTTGGTTTATACGCTAAAGAGTATTTTGATAAGATTGATCCTGAGCTGTTTATTGATAGAGGTGTGTTAGGCTGGAATAGGATAAAAGAGGAGGATCTCCCCATAGTGGTAAACAGTGTCGGAGGTAGATGTTCATTTTATCCAGTAGAGGGTAATTTTAAAGAGATTATTGAGGTGGAAGAAGATCAGGAGCCACTTACAAGAGAACAGTGTTTTCCTAAAAATTCTCCTGAGTTTGAGTTTGGGTGGATTTCTCCTGAAGGAGATACATATAACACAGGTTTTGAGGGGCATTATAGAGCGGCTATAATGATTTGTGCTGAGCTGGGATATAAGAGTTATTTGGAAGAGAGTCAGCTTGAAGAGAAAGGTTGGATTAAAATAACTAAGGATCCATTATTTAGTCATAGGGGCTCAGATATGAGAGGAATTTATTCTACAGGGCTTAAAATGACAAAGAAACAAGCTGATACTCTGGTTGATCTTGGTTTTAGTTCAAATGATGATTTTAAGGCGTTGTTAGACTTTAATGAGGACAGGTGGTAAATATGGCTGAGGAAATGGTAACAATGGTAGATAACAGGAACCTGAGAGCTATTATACATGATATTACAGGAGGGGTATTCCTTACAAAGGCTGAGTATATTGAGATTTGTAAAATCATTGAGGGAGCCTGTGATAGAAGTATTAGAGAAGAAATGGGAGGTATGTAAAATGGCAGAATTACATAAAATCAGTGGTTATTTATTGGATATTGATGGGGCATACTGTGAGGGAGAAATTGAGGAGTATATTAGAAATTGGACTGATTTAATTCCTCGTCATTTTCACACAGAGACAGCAGATATAGGGGAGTGGGAAGAAGATAACCCATTAAATTATACAAATTGTGATCTTGCAGAGTGTGAGAAGTATTTTAAAGCAAATGTGCATAAGGTAGACAATAACAGAAAAGTAAAGCCGGGGCAAATATGGAAACACTTTAAGACCGGGAAAAAAGTAAGGATATTAGCTGTATCTCAGGATACAGAGAGCGTAGGTAGTTACAGTGTAGTTTATGTGTGTACAGATGGCAAGGTCTGGCATAGACCTTTAGGGATGTTTTTATCTGAGGTGGATCATAAGAAATACCCTGAGGCAAAACAGCTTTATAGATTTGAGTTAGTTGAGTAATCCGTGAGGAAGTGTAAGAGAGAAATCTTTTACACTTTTTCTTTTTGTTATGTCTAAATTTTGAGGAGTAAACGGTTATTACTGAGTGTAAAGAAAATAAATCACTCAGAGAGGAGATAAGGAGAATGAAAGCATTTAAAGGATTTAACAAGGATCTTACCTGTAGAGGTTATCAGTATGAGGGGGGTAAGGAGTTTCACACAGAAAGAGCAGAGTGCTGTGATACAGGTTTTCACGCTTGTGAGTATCCGTTAGATTGTTTTGGATATTATGATCCAGCACACAGCGTATTTCATGAGGTAGAGTTATCTGGAGAAATGGATAAGAGTGGAGATAATACTAAGGTATGTGCTACTGATATTAAGATTGGTGCAAGAATTTCTATTGCTGGATTGGTGAAAGCGGCTATTGAGTTTACCATGAGTAAGGTAAACAAAGAGGCAAAATCAGACGAAAGACATGGCTTTGCATCTGCGACAGGGTATCGTGGAGCCTCATCTGCGACAGGGGATTATGGAGCCTCATCTGCGACAGGGTATCGTGGAGCCTCATCTGCGACAGGGAATTGTGGAGCCTCATCTGCGACAGGGAATTGTGGAGCCTCATCTGCGACAGGGTATCGTGGAGCCTCATCTGTTAGTGATCCTACTGGTGTTGCGGTTGCATGGGGACATGAGGCGAAAGCTAAAGGTTGCTTAGGTGCTCACTTGATCCTCTCTGATTGGAGATACATTGGAGAAAAGTGGTTTGATGGAGACTATAAAACTCCTTATGATGTAGAGAGTTGGGAGCTGGCTGGAGCTAAGATGGTACAGGTTGACGGTGAAAAGATTAAGGCTGATACATACTATAGATGTGTTGATGGAGAAGTAGTAGAAGCTGATGAGTAAATAACTGGAGAGCTAAGGAGAAAAAAAAAGTTTCTTTTTAGCTCTCTTTTTGTCTAAAAAATCTTATATCTCTGGTTATCACTATAAGGAGGTGTAAGGCATGGAAGAAACTAAAAACGTGTGGATCTCAGATCAAGCGGCTGAGGTTTTAGAATATCTTAAGACTACTCACTATGAGGAAAGCATAGCGGTAAAGAGTGGGGCAATATGTGAGTTATTTAATTTAAAGAAAGAGAGTCTGAGGGCTGTGGTAAATTGTCTGAGGAGTGACGGATACCCGGGATGCAAAGAGCTATCACAGGATTAAAAAGGATCAGATCAGGAGAATAAACAGGAGAGACAGGAGCTTATAACTTTCTGTCTCTTTATTTTTGAGGAGGATAACGTGTTTAAAGAGGGCGAATTGATAAAGTATATGATGCCTCTTGATGCTGATTACAGTTATGGAGTAATCACTGAGCTCAAGAAAGGGAGAGCTGAGGTAGTATTAAAATCTTATCCTCAAGGGCTGGTTGTTGAGGTTCCTTACAGAATGATGGAGCATATAAGAAAGAGGTGATTAAGTTGGGAGCCGTGAGGGTAAAGACCACAAATGATAGATTGCTGGAGATTGATTACAGTGATACAGAGGCAGTAAAGAAAATAATATCAAGCTGGGGAATGGTGGAGAAACTGGCTGAGGGAGGAGATACAGTAGCCTCAGCTATATTAGTAGATCTACAGACAGCAATAGGGGTAAGTATTACAGAGTTTGGAGAAAATAAAAAGGTTGGCTTTGATGTAAGCCGGATCAACAGAGGAGTATTAACAGAGGCTCAGTTTATTCCTCTGATTTATGTGTTAGGACTGGGATACAGACAGGATGAGATAGCTTATGTACTGGGCTGTAAAAAACAGACGGTAAATGTGCATATACAGAGAGCTCTTAAGAGGATTTGTAGATTTCTGGAAAAGGAGGACAGCAAGGGTGAGAAGAATAAGAAAAAGAGAAGAAGATCAAGCCGACAAGTGGCTAAGAGAGCACGATCCGTATTACACAAGCATGAGCCGGGGAAAGGCAAAGATGATAAAACATCCTTACCTCACTCCAGATCAGGAAGTAAGTAGGCAGAGAAAGGAGATCCCTATTACTTGTGTATCTAATGTAGATCTGGATTATTTGAACGTAACGAAACACTAAAGGCTGACTTTGTAGGAAGTATTTACACTATATTTATGAAAGCTGTTTGAAGTAGTAGGAAGTAAAAAAGGAAGATTTAGGAGGTAAATTTACAATGGATATGAAAGAAAGAGAAATACAGTATTGTAACCCGGAGGAGCTGATCCCGTATGAGAAAAATCCCCGTGATAATCGTGCGGCTCTTGATGCTATAGAGCTGAGTATTGAGGAATATGGGTTTACTAATCCTATTCTGGTAAATGAGGAGAAAGTGATCCTTGCCGGACATACCAGAAGAGAGGCGGCTATCTTAGCTGGGTTGGAGAAAGTTCCGTACATAGTAGTTGACGGACTTACAGAAGCTCAGCAGAAAGCCTATAGACTGGCAGACAATAAGTTATCAGAGTTGTCTATCTGGGATGAGGATTTACTCAAGGAAGAGCTGGAGGATCTGTTAGATGAGGACTATGATATTTCTCTTACTGGTTTCTCTGATGTAGATTTGACAGACATTTTAAAAGATGAGGAGGATCTGGAGGACATAGAGCCGGAGGAACCAAAAGAAAAGAAAACTACTCTCCCTATGCTGAGGTTTGGATCCAACAGTGTAAGGATTACACAGGATGAGTTAATCATGCTGAGTAACAGATACAATGAGTATGTAGAGGCTGAGCCGGGAGAGGGATTTGTAACATGGCTGTTAAAGAGAGGCATATAGGAGCGTTATATATTGACGGTAAAAAGGTAGCGGATAAGTGTGAGGAGATAGTTGAGACAGTAGAGCTTGATATGGATTTTAGGGACAGAGCTCTTAACTTTCCTGAGAAGCTGACAGTTACTTTCAGTGATTTTAGGCTTAAGAGAAATGATATGCTGAGTCTTATGTATGGTATGAAGATCACAAACAATTATCTTAAATTACATGGCGGCATAATGGCAAGAGAGGTAGCCGGAAGAAAGGGTAAAAGAAAATGGTAGGGAAGATTTTAGCATATATGATCTATTTTAGTCCTTATGTGTTCTGTATCTGTTTACTTGCTGAGTATGTGCTTACTCTGGTAAATATCAAAAGAGAGAAGAAGCTGGAGGAAGAGCGGCGAAAGTCAATGAACCGGGCAATATATACTTTAGCTTTAGAGCTCCGGAGATTAAATAACAGATTAGAGTGTAAGGCGTGTCCGGGAAAAGGAGAGAATACAGAGGCAGAATGAAAGAAATGAGGTACAGATCCGGGGAAAGGAAAAGTACCTCATTTTATATTTCATAAGCCTATGCAATTCATAGAAATGAGGATGAAGAAATCCGGGGAAAAAGAGCATTGCCGGGGAAAGAGAAAATACTGATAAATACAGGGATAAAAGCAGAAACAGTAATACCAAAAAGAAAAGAAATAATGAGTAACATAGTAGTAAAGACATAAGAGGTAATAAAAGAAAGTCATATTTTTAGAGCCTTTGAGCTAAATAGTATGAAATTGACATACATTTAAAGCAATTTTAAAGAGAACCCTCCCCAAAACAAACAGGGAGGAGTGAGTGAGGAGAAAGGAGGTTTAAAAGCTGATGGTAGAGGAAAAAGGGCAGAATCAGGAGGCTGAGGCTCCAGTAGTGCCTAAAAAGAGCCAAAAAGAGACAGAAGCTCAGAAAACAGCGTTTGAGCTTTACTATAACATGGGAGAAAAGAGATCATTAGAGGCTGTAGCTAATAGCTGTGGTAAAAGTACCCGTACTATAGGGGAATGGAGCCGTAAATTTCAGTGGAAAGACCGTATTTTACAGAAAGAAATTGAAGAAACAGCGGAAAAAGGCTCTACAGCTAATGCAGTATTAGACGTAAAAGCAGAGTACAGAAAGGTTATCAGAGCCCTTGTAGCGGCGTTTGTAAAGGATTTCAAGGCTGGAAAGGTCAAGATTAAGAATATACAGGACTTTGAGAGAGTGGTTAAGCTGGATCTGTTACTCTTAGGAGATCCTACAGACAGGATAGCTCAGGAGAATAAAGAGCAAGTAGAACTCACTGAGGAGGATAGAAAGGCTATTTTTGCTGTAGCTGACAGTATCAAAGAGGAGATGAAAGCCCTCAGGAGTTAATTTATTGTGCAAGATTACTTTTTAAAGGAAAAAATCCCTATGGTTTTATAAATACCGATTGTGAAATATACACAAAAAGTTAATGCCTGTCTAAAAATGGCACTTAAAGCGGTTATTACTGAGTGTAAGTAAGCTGAGAGGCAAGGATTACACAGGAGGTAAAGGATCATGGGAAAGATTACAAAGGGCTTTAAGTACATTGGAGCCGGGATAGTGGATTTATTGGCTGGAGGAGTAAAGCTGTTTGCAAGAGCTATAGGAGCTGTTATCAAGAGTCATAGAAAGAGAAAGCTCAAAAAGGCTACAGCTTATGTAGAGAAATATGGTTATGAGCTCCAGATCAATAGCCGGGTAAGATTTAATAATACCCCTTACTATGTAATGTCCTATGAATACTTTGAGGACGTAGAAAGAAAAAGGGAGGTATCTATTAAGCTGATCGGCGTACCACAGCATAAAGAAATGATGAGGAGGATTAAAAGCAAATGACAGGAAATGAGTATCAGGCTTTAGCAATGAGAACAAATGACGGTAAATCAACAGACAGAGTGATCTCTGGAGTGCTGACTTGTGATCTGAAATGGTTACATAATCAGAATGTTGTCAGAGAGGACACTGAGGGGCTGGATCTGGGAGGAGTTTTAAATGGATGCTTAGGACTGGCTGGAGAATCTGGGGAAGTGCTGGACATGGTTAAGAAATGTATATTCCATGAGAAGAAAATGGACAAGTATCACTTAAAGAAAGAGCTGGGGGATGTAATGTGGTATGTAGCTATGTTATGTGAGAGCTTTGGCTTTGATCTTGATGAGATCTTACAGATGAATGTTGACAAGCTCAGGGCAAGATACCCGGAGGGCTTTGATCCTGAGAAGTCTAACAACAGAAAGCCGGGGGATGTGTAAATGGGATGGCTTACAGAAGAAAGTCAGAGAAAAGAGATAAAAGACCTGAAAGAGGAGGTATTTATCCTCAAAGTATTATTGGCGGTAACAGGTCTATTATCAATAACACTGTTAATATCAATGATCTTATTTTAGGAGGTAAGTAACATGGGATTAGCTGATGCTTTTGGAGCTGAGGACAGAGTACAGGTTAAGTTTTCTACTTTTTATGAGTTGGTAAAAGGGTGTACTCAGAGGGATCAGATGCTTAACGCTATTAACTGTAATGTTCCTCATAGATACATCAGAGAGATGGTAACAGGTAAGAGTGAGGAGCCGGAGAAAAAGGAGTTGCTGATAGGAGCTCCTAAAGAAGAGAAACAGGGAGGTAAAAAGAGATGAGTAAAGACATGGTAAAAAGACCAGATCACTATTGTTTCAGTAAGTTTGAGCCTAAGGATGTAATCCGGGAGTGGGGGCTTAACTTTAATCTGGGCTCAGCGGTTAAGTACATAGCAAGAGCCGGAAGAAAGGATGATATTGTACAGGATCTCAAGAAAGCAAGAGAGTTTCTTAGCTTTGAGATTGAAGCTCTGGAGGCTGAGAGAGGAGTTACAGAAGAGGCTAAGCCTGAGGATAGATATTTATGTCTGTTAGAATGGGGAGCAAGTCCTCAGGAGGCAAGAGCTGTATTACCTAACAGTCTTAAGACAGAGA